CGGCACGCTGCATCTTCGTGTCAATGGTGATGATACCGCCGTTATTGACGATACGGCCATTGGCATCTACTTCCGTGATTGTCTGAAATACTCCGTCCTTAACAACAGGGGCGCTGCAGTTGAATTGTAACCGCGTTTGCAGGCCAAACATGGCGGTTGCGATGAATACTTTTTCTTCCATAATTGTGCTATTGATTGAAATCCGGTGCAAAATTACTACTTTTTTCTGATTGGTGCAACCCCTGCATGAAAAATAATTCTATTTTGTATGGCATAATACAATTATTTTACTGGTATTGTGTAAATTGGAAACTATAAGTACTTTTGTCAAAAATTTCATTTATGAGCAAAAGTAACCCTACAGTCGAGGAGATACGGAAGCAAGCGATAGGACTGCTGGATAACCGATCCACGGATAATGACGGTATGCTGATTAAGCGTGACAAGAAGGTCACGATGCTGGATATTTTTGGCACAGAACAGAAGACGGCAGTAGCATATTATGTATCGGATTTGCTGGCGAAGGGCTTCAATAATCAGCAGATTGTTGTGGCGGTCAAAGACAAGTATGGTCTTAGCTGGAACATACAGAAGGTGAACATCGTCAAGGAACTGCTTCATAAACTATGGCGTGCTGAGATGGCACATTCAATGAACGACCAAATTGCACGAGAGGTCTCGACGATTGACACGCAATTGAGAGAGACATGGGAGGCATGGGAGTTCAGCAAGAAGGGCATCAAGCATACGAAGAAACGTACCGAGAATAGTAATTCAGAGGCTCCGGAGATGAAGTATAACCTCGAAGAGATCATCAACGAGGAGAACGTAACAGCCGGTGATATTAAGTTCTTGCAACACATCAATGACCTCGGTAAAGAGAAACGCAAACTGCTTGGACTCTATGCTCCGGAGAAGAAAGACAATGGTGGACCTCAGACTGCGGTACAGTTCAATATCGTAGGAGAAGGCGCTGGAGGCGAGATTACTGACCTGATGGAGACTATTATGCGCGGTGCTCCGAAGATGCAGCAGAAGCCACAGAATGCGCAAATAGAGGATGTTCAGGTGGTTGAGGATAATACGCAGAGTCCTAATGGCTCTGAAACGGACATTGACAAACTGATGGAAGATATACTGGCTGAGTAATTCATGGCAGAGAGAAAGAAAATTGACATAATAGGCAAGATATACAACGGTATCATCAAAGGTATATTGCTTGGCTTCACTCTGATCGCGTTGCAAGGAAGTGCGCGTGCCGGTAAATCGTACCAGATAATGATATTCCTCATCATGTGCTGCTTGAATCCGACGCTTGCGAATAAGTACATGCAAGCACACTACATATCGGCTCATAAGCGATGGGAGGAAAGGATGGAGAGAGGAGAAGCGACGATAGATGAGGAACCGCAACTGATTCAGAAGGATGTGTACCATGTGTCTGTTGTACGTTGTGCCTTACCTCCGTTGAAGCGTTCTATCTTCCGCGACTTCGTGGAGATAATGGTCAACATGGGCTATTACGAGCAGAAGCGGATGAATAAGACCGAGATGATCTACACCTTCGCTAATGGCTCGACGATGGAGTTCTTTGCAACTGATGATGAGCAGAAGGTTCGTGGTGCCAAGCGTGACATCCTGTTTGTGAACGAGGCCAATGAGATACGCTCTGAGGAGTTCAGACAACTGCGTATGCGTACCGAGTGCTTCTCGATTGTGGACTTCAACCCGTCTTTCACAGAGGAGCATTGGCTGTTCCCGCTGCTGAAAGAGTTCCGTACGTTCCACTTCGTATCTACTTTCGTTGATAACCCGTTCCTGTCGAATGCTATCAAGGAAGAGATTATGTCGTACAAGTACACCAACCCGGCATTGTGGCAGATATTCGGTATGGGCGAGTTCGCTATCGTGGAAGGTCTGGTATTTCCGAAAGAGACATGGGACATCGTGGACCGCACAGAGATACCGGTTAACGTGAAGGTAGAGAAACGGCTGGGTATAGATATAGGCTTCTCCGGTAAGGGCGACCCGACTGCTGTAGTACTGGTCTATACGGCGAATATCAACGGTATCAAGCACATGTGGATCGAAGAGGTCGTGTATGAACGAGGATTGAATGAGAAGCAACTGGCGTATCGTCTGAGACCGTATAACGGCATACCGAAGTACATTGATAGTGCGAACCCGCTTTATATCCAGAACCTCGAAGATGCTGGTGTATCGCTACTCTACCCGGTAGTCAAGTATGCCAACTCTGTCATCGACGGAATCACGAAGATGCAGGGCTATAAGATACACATCATCCGTGGTAGTGTTAACGTAGCCAAAGAGTTCAGTAACTACTGCTGGATGAAGGATAGGCATGAAGCATACACGAACACGCCGATTGATAAGTTCAACCATGCAATAGATGCAACACGTTATAGTATCTCGAAAGACCGTATAGGACGCTCTCACAAGCGCACCTACACCAAAGCAGAACTTGGATTAACATTCTAATAACAATAATATGGAATCGAAAGAGTTTATTAAGAAACTGAAAGACAGAAGCCGAGTACCTTCTATCATTGCACTTCGCCAAGCGCTGTGCTACTACTTATGGAAAGAGAACATCCCTTGCACGCTTATCGGCAAACTGATAGGCTTCACAAGGCGCAATGTGTATCTATCCGTCTATCACGTTCAGGATAGTCTGGAAGTGGGTGATGCTGTGCTAAAAGATGCCTTGAATGAGGTCAAATCGCACAGAATACAGATACGGCCGTTTACGATAGAGAACAATCTCATATCGAAACATGCCGGGTATAAAATGATTATTGACAACATAATGTACTAAGGATATGGGATTTTTTCAAAACTTATTTTGGGGTTTCAACCGAAGCACCGCTGAGCCGGAGAAACCGGTATTAGAAGGCGCAGCTGCCAAAGCTGAGCAACAGAAAGAGAACACCGCTATCTACAGTTCTGCTCTGCGTTCGACGTTAGAGGGATTGTTGGAAGCCGGTGAAGTGGATCGTGCTATCAAGATGTTCGCTTGTCACAGAAGCGAGGCATTGAAGGCATTGAGTGAGTATCGTCCGGACGAACACAAGATCAACTTCCGTCAAAACAAGAAGCGGAAGGATCAGGAGGACTACGAGACATCCAAATTGCCTCGTGCGATCCAGCGTGGTACGAACGAGACGGCTACCTTCTTCATGTTCGGTAATCCGATAAACATCACTCTGGCAAACAAACCGGAGGAGGCTGCTGAACTTGGAGATGCTTTCGAGGCCTTCAAGGACTTTCTCGATAAGGTGTACTTCAACGAGAACCTGTACGAGTGCCGTCATATCACCGGTTCAGAAACAGAGTGTGCTAAACTCTACTCTCTCGCAAAGGATGAGGACGGTGCCGTGGATGTTGTGTGCCAAGTGAAGGCTAACAGCAAAGGCGATACGCTCTATCCGCTGTTCAACCAGTACGACAAACTGATTGCTTTCGCTTTCGGCTATTCTCTTCGCAACCTCGATCTCGATTTTGAGGAACACATGGATATTTACACCAAGACGAATATCTGGAAATTCTTCAAGCCGAGCACAAGCGAAGAAAAATGGACGCTCATCAAGAAGGAAGAAAACCCGTTCCCGGGCAAGATTCCTGTGATCTACTTCAACCACGAAGTCGATTGGGAGGGTGTACAGGCACGTATTGAGAAACTGGAGTGGCGTGACAGTAAGCATAGCGATACCGTTGAGTACTTTGGTGATCCGTACCTCAAACTGTCTGCCGACCTTGTGGATGACCGTCTGGCCGATCCTCGCGAGAACGGTAAACTCTTCGTCGTAGATAGCAAGGATAGCGTCTTTGAGTTCGTAACACCGCCGGATAGCGCCGACCTTGTGAAGAATGAGAAGGACGACTTGAAAGCATCCATTGACAAAGATACGCTGACTCCTGACTGGTCGTACAAGAGCATTATGGGCCTTGGTACGCTCTCCGGTGAGGCGATGCGTCGTGCAAACCTTCCGGGCTATGTGAAGCGCACCAGATTGGCTGTGAACACCTACAACCGTCTCATCAAGCGAGACCTGAATCTGTGCGTACACATTATGACCAGTTACTACAGCCTTGCTAACAGCGAACTGGTTGACAAACTCAAAAAGATGAAACTCAAATTCTCGTACACCGATCCGTTTATCGGAGGTATCGAGGATAACTCTACCGAGGTAGCAACCTATATGGGTGCCGGTGCGATGTCAGTACATGCTGCCGTAGCTGCTAACCGCCACGTAGAAGACAAGGCGGCTGAGGAAGAGCGAATATGGGAGGACAAAAAACGTCAGGCGCTGATCGAAGCACAAGCGGCATTGGCGGCTAAACAGCAGAGTTCTCAACAAACAGATAACAATCAAAACAAGGACGAATAACTATGGCAGAGCGTTTCAAGGACTTTTGGATTGCCGTCGGCCAGCCGGGAGCGTACTCGAATAACATGCAGTACGATGAGGTCTTCGGTATGAATGCGAGGTTTGGTATCAAAATCAAGCACTCGCCTTATTCCCCGATGCCGAAGATCAAGAACATGGTCGTACAGTCATGGAAGGATGAGGATGGCGATGATGTATGGTTGCCGCGTGTAACAGGCAGTATGCTGGGCACGTATGAACCGGCTATCACGCATGAGGCGGTGGAGTTTGTGCCTAAGTTTGTCATATTCGGTGATGCCAATGCTGTGAACTCCAATCAGGCTATCCGTGAGATGCTGAAACTCATCGAAGGCAGATGGTTGAAGATTTGGGATGAGTACACACAGATGGGCTATGAGGGGGTCTATCTGATGGATGCCGATGACGATCCAAGGTTCAAACGCCGTAGTTATGACTTCGTAGAGTTTGAGTTGCGATTTAAGGTGAACGGTCCGAATATCGACACGCCGTTCGAGGGTGTAACAATTTAACAGAAACAACAATGAGAGTATATCGAGACATATATAATGCACAGGGTCAGTTCGTAAGGACTGACGTTGTGTTTGACATCATGGAGGCTACATATAACGGCCAAGACATGAGCAAGCGTAGTATTACTGCTATCATCAAGTATGCGACACCAATAGGTTTCCAGATTGGTGACTATGTATATATGAGAATGCAGTCTTTGCAACGCGAACCAGGGGGGAATAGAGGCGAGGTGCCAGAAGATAGTGACCTGCAGAATATCGAGAAATTCTACATCTATACGGAGCCTCAATGCAAGAAGACAGCGCGTCCTTATAGCGCTGGAGATGCATTTGAGACAACTGTTACATTCTATCCTCGTCAATTTGAGTTAACAGGCATACAGATGCGAGACTTCATCCAGCGCGACTCAAATGAAGAGAAGATTATCTATACTGGTTTTGAGAACGTGACGTTCTATGGAGGTGCGCATGAATTACTACGCCGTTGTAAAGCATGTCTCGACCAACATTACAAAGGTGCAAATGCATGGAATTATGAACTTGCTCCCGAACTCGATGAAGACCAGAACAATGCTCTCGAACGATATACTTTCTCATTCCAAGGTAATAGCGTGATGGATGCCTTGATGAAACTTAATGACAAGGATTACATCAATACTACATTCTATATAAATGGCCGCACGATATATGTTGGTAAGAGAAGGCCGTTTCTTTGCGCCGTAAATGCCGCTGGAGCGATTACAAACACTCCGTTGGATATGATGTATGGTAAGACATCACATCTTCCAATAGACAGGACTTATGGCGGTTTATACGAGATCACAAAGTCAGTTGGTGAGGAGTTACCTATCACGAAACTCTTTGCCTATGGTGCTGCGCGTAACCTGAACCGTTACTATTGCTCTGACCGTATTCAGTCCGGGCGTTTCGTTAATAAACTGATGTTGCCGTCATTTAGTGATGACGGAGAGACGGATTATATCATCTCGGAGGATGCGGTGAAGAAGTACGGTATCCGCGAGGGCAGTAAGACATTCGAGGAAATCTATCCTTCTCTTCGCTATATGACCTATGCAGATATTAGAGGCATCAAGTACTGCATCAAGGTACGCACAAGCGGATTATTGGCAGATGTTTATAATGACGAAGACAGAAAAGCCAATAAATCTAATAGTATTTCAGGTTATCCTGTAGCACGAGTACAATGCTATAAAGTAACTCCGTGTACAGGACAGAGTGGAGATGGAACTGTAGGCTGCAACAAACTCGTAGAATGTCCGCCTCCGGAGGACTTAGCCATATTCATCCATGCTCTTGGAAAAACAGTTAAGGTGTTGTTGTATGGTTCCAGTTTGTCTGATCCTGCGCTTGCAAAAGCAGAAGCATGTCAGAAGCAGTTGGCGCATGACGGTAAAATACCTACTACGGATGGAAATGCGCCTGCAAATGACTGGTCAAACTGCTATGCAGGTGCTTGTTTCTGTGTACATGATATAGGCTTCAAAGATATGGACGGACAGACGTACGATGCAACAGAGCGTGCCAATTGGTTCACAGCGCCGTTTACTCGTGCGACTGAGTCTGATCCGTATCAAGGCGATAATGCTGCACAAAGAAGAGCTGAATTGCACCGTATCGAATACATAGACACGTTCTATATGACTGACCTATATGTGATGGAGTATGAGAATGGAGTAGCAAAGTACGATGACCAACGAAGTTTCAAGCGAGATGGATATTCTGCATGGGCATGGCCGAGACTCAATAGTGAGTCTAACTTTCCTGATTCTCTTCCGGTGAATGAAGTTGTTGATGTAGAGTCTGTTGTTATTCCTGATACAAGTAGCAATATCGACGGTGGTCGTCAGCAGCATTGGGACATCTATCTGCGAGACCTTGGTTTCGCTATCGACGAGCAGAATGACTTTGGTGATATGGTATTTGTGTTCTCTACTCCGGTAATAAGCGTGCTGGATGGTATTCTTGCAGGACGTGAGTTCACAATAGACGGAGGTGAGAACCTTAATAACTTCCAAGACCGTGTGATGTGTGCTTATGATGAAGAAGGAAACTTCAACCAAGAGTTCTTGATGGCCGGTGACTCGGGTGATCCTTCTGTAGCACAGAGAGCATTCCTTGATGGTGCTATTTGGCGTATAAGGCTCAATCGTAACGATAATGATGATGAACTTAGCTCGATTGGTTTAGTGCTTCCTAACACCGACATACAAATGAAAGGTGGCGATCATGTGGTGCTGCTCGACATCTATATGCCTGACATCTACATCCGTGCAGCGGAAAATAGGTTGCTGCGTGAAGCGCGAAACTATCTCGATAAGAATGATCGTGGTAATGTTAAGTATTCGGTCAATTTCGATAAAGTTCGATTCAACCAGATACCTAATTATGCTCTCCAGATGCGAGAAGGCTTGCTTATTCGTATGATTGATGATGATCTGAGCATCACATCTGAGAATAAGATACGTGACATCGTAAGGCACATGATACCGTACGAGAGCGCTGTGCAGTTGTATTCTATCAGTTCAACGACCGTTGAGAAGACTATCGACACGTTGTTTGAGTATGGACGACCGGGAAGTGGTCTTGGCGACATCAAAAAAGTAATGAGTTATGATGAAAGCCATGAACGCCTTACGATCAAGGTTAAACGTGCAAGCAAGACATCCGAGTATGTTAGTATATTCGTGCATGGTCACAATAAGACATATGGTACGAGACCGGCTAACCAGACGCATTTCGCAATAGATGATACACTATGGAGCGTTACATTTGATTGTGATTATCCTCTGTATAATTCGTTGAGCCGTTCTAATCAGACGGATATAAAGATAACTGAAAAAGTATTCGAGAAAGTCGATAGCAAAGTCTATCCGAGTGAAGGCGCTGCTATTCCTGCGATAAGCAAAGAGTACGTTAACTTCAAGTCTGGAAAGTTCTATGAGGTAGTGATGCAGGTGCAGAATGCATATTGGCATGAAACAGGCACAAATGGATCCGGTACGAGTGTTAAGAATAACAATCTTATCGTGTTATCATCGTCGCCTATTGATACTACTACGAGATACGAAGTAGAGGACTATGAATGCGAGGCTACTTCTGCTGTAGATGGATGGAGGACAGTAACGTACAAATTCTTCCTTCCGGATAGTTTCAATGATGCGCAGGGATATTATATTGCCTTGACATATCTTGCAACTGCTCAGCAAGAAGATTATGCAGCGATACGATTGGTTAGCGTGGTGGAGAAAGACCTTGATGCGCAAGGGAATGAAGTTCGATATGTGGACTTTCTTGTATCAAATGTAACTATTAAGATACAGGATAATACCCGTCCGGCCGACCGTCGTATCTTGGGCGCTTATCCGGAGCCTATCTATGAGATTCAAGCAACTATCGAGCAACAAACGAAGGCTTCTGCGTGGGGATCGCTGATGAATGATGTGGAGAAGACCAAGATAGAGGCAGACAATAACAAGCGGACGTACGAGATGTTGGTTAACATCGCACGGCAAAACTATCAGCAGATTCTTAATTTGAGGAATAGCGTTTTTGATCCGGACGGAAAGTGTACTGACCTTTTCGTACAGACTATGATGTTGCAGGTTGGAGCAGATTCCATGAATTACCAGTTGGAGAAGACTCTTACTTCTGCAACTGGTGTCAAGAGCAACTATAATGTAAGCCGTGCTACAGGTGCCACGTATGATACCTTCGAGGTGTTCGATGATGATGTGCTGCACCACTTCGTTTATACGCAAGGAGCAGGCAATGCCGGAACATGGGGTGTGCGAGGTGATTTCCAAGCAGCGCTATCACCTATCACCGGACAGAATAATTCTGTAGAATGGCCCACATATTTCGTCTGCATCCGTTGTAAGAAGGACACAGCTAATGATCCGACGAAGGTACAATGGATATGTTCTACGGACCAATATGCTGTCAATCAGGATAAGATACCTTCTACCGGCGCTACAGTTAATGAGTACGGCGAAAATGTATCGGATTACTGGTATTTCAACTGGGGAATCCTCACGGCCGACAGCAATGGTCATTACTCGCTTGTCGAGACACGAGGCAATGCGTACATGTATGGTGACAACCTGATATGCGGTAAAATATCGACATTGGCAGGTAACTCATACTTCGACCTAACGCATGGTAACTTCGTGCTGAGCGAAGGAACGGAGAATGACGCAGCGCTGTCATATATAGACGGCATTCTGACTATAAATGGCGTAAATGATGCCGGTGTAAATAGTATATTGACACGGCTCGGTGTCGTGGAGAATCAGGAGATAGGTGGTGAGAACCTATTGTATGTCACGGAGTATAATAGCGGAGTTCTCTATATAACTTCGAGCACTACGAAGGTTCAAGAACTTACGTATTATTCCGATGAGAACAATGTGCGTACACATACCTATCTTCCTGCAGGAAAGTATGTATTCTCAGCAAATGGTGTCGATACAGATGTACAGGATCATGATTATACGTATAGTTTAAGACTATGCGCATGGGGCCGAAATGGAGGGTATAAGAGCATCGCTATACCGGAGGGCGATGTTAAAGACCTATTATTAGAAATAACAGAAGAAAGTTATATAGACCTTCGCTTTGATATTTATAAGCCGGATGCTGCCCAACAGTCACAAGGTTATGCAAGAGCGAGTCAGATGCAGTTGCAGCGTGGTACTAAGTCAACCACCTTCCATGAGTACGTGCAGCATCTAACTGATGCCATGCATGGATCAACTGAAATAGCGGGTG